TTTTGTAAGATAGGTTTATTTTTTTGTCCTTTGCTATTATTTTATGTGCAAAATTATTCTATTTTAAAACTTTTTAAATTTTCCTTGATGTTTTTAAAGATATCGTCACTTATTTTATTTGCCATATCCTGCATGAGATAATCTAACTTTGAGGAATTAGTTATATTCTCTAGTGCTTTATATAAATATGGATTTGCTTTTTGCCCGGCAACAGATTTAAAAATCCCAAAAGGGGTTTTAAGTGCTTGTTTTTTTGTGGGAACTATGCGACTTTTATACTTTCCATAAATACCTGTACCATTATGCACAAAAGGAGCATAATGGATAAGCTTTGAATTTCCTACTGCTACTTCAAAGCTTGCAAGATTAGTGGTGAAAACTTGAATATCACCCTTAAGACGCCCCTCTCTGACGGGAGCTATGGCTTTAGCCTCTGCCTCTACAGCGTGACCTAGTTTTAGCAAAAAAGATTTTATTTCTTCGTCTTGAGCTGACATTATTTCTCCTTATTGATTTTGTAGACATAAAGAAGAGCATCTATAAGTCTGCCTTCAAAAGTTTCAGAAGATACAAACTTGTAGTCTGGGTAACCACTGTCTACTTTTACCTTTATCTTTACCTCTTCCTGAAATAGTTCTAGTTTTTTAGCCTTTTCTAGGTCTTCTTTTGTTACAGTCTGGCACAAGGTTGAAATAATCTTCCCATCTTTTTGATGCATCACCCCAAAGCGTAAATCTGTTTTTAAAGGATCTGCGTCATATACCGTTTTTGCATTCTCTTCAAGAAAATACCAGTCAGTGTTTTTTGATATCTCTAGTAAAAAAGTTCTTTTAGCCATTTTATTATGTTCCTTTGTGTGCCTTCTTTTATACTTTCGTTAAAATACTTTAGTAATGGTTTTGGGTGAGGCTTAAAAATAGTTATAATCTTATTCCCCACAAAAACAATAAAAAAACCATTATCGCTCATCGCTACTGTTTTAGTTCCGTCTTCGATGTGTTTTTCTAGTCTGTTTATTGAGTTTAGAGCCTTTATTATATCTCTTTTTTTGATATTGTGTTTTTGAAATTTATTAAACCAGTCTTTTGTAATAACAATTTCTTTCCCTGTTTTGTCAACATGAGAAAACAATACTTTTTTGCCGTCATATTCTTCCCCTGGCAGTTTGGATCCATTTGCGTTTACCCCATCAATTTTCGTGGAGTATTCCATATACGGTTTTACACTGGTTCTGCACCTGAAATGATAAGGAGGAAGACCAAAATCAGCTGGCAATCTTGCACTGGTTCCAAGATATGGCTTTGAACGCCATTGGCTTGCTTTCTTTTTTTCAGTTATGCTTTTAGCTTCTAAAATGTTGTCCGCTTGCCTTATGAGATGTTTTGTGGCTATAACCCTCCCGTTCATCGATCTGCAAATGTCAGAAGTCCTGTTGTCCATAACTGCATCTATTTGCACATATTTAATATTGTTTTTTTTATACTGTTTTACCCTGGCAATTGATTGCGACTGTCTAAGGATATGATCACTTACCCCTTGAAAATAGTTCTCGCTTTCTTCGACTATCCCTCCAAATTTTTCTCTTAATTTATATCCTATCTGATCTGCTGCCAAGTTTCCTTCAAATGCGTCTTTTAAAACGTCTTTAATGTTTGCCTGTAAATTATCACTTGCATCTTCTTTTAACCAAAAAAAGTTCTGATGCATCATTGCTATTGTCTTAGTGTCAGTCTTGTCAAATATGAATTTTACGCTTTTTGGTGTTGCCGCTACCGCAAAAGACATATATATGTCTTCAATCTCATCAGTGTCAATTTTGAAACCAAAATTTTTAAGCTTTAGCATAGTGATTGTTAATAGTTCATCTTTTGGAATGTTGTGTTCTTTTAATATCAGTATCAGTAAATCACTTAAAAACTTTTTACTTTGTTCCCGTGCTTCTTTCCCTTTTTGTGCAGCAAACTCAGCTATTAGTTTTTCTATTTTTTTATTTTGTGTATTTTTTGCCTTGAGTAGTCTCGTCAAAAGTTGCTTCTGCATATTCTCTCCAGTATTTATCACAAAGTATCGCTTCTACTGTTTGAAATGAATATCCGCATTTCGTACATTTTCGGAAGCGTTTAACCTGTGTAGTTTTGATTGTTCCTATTACCCTTGTTTTGTCATGTGCACATTTTGGACAAATCACTTCTTTTCCTCGGTTTTCATTTTTTTTAAAATAGCTATCATCGTTTGTGCGTCCTTCTTGCTGATATTTTGTATGTGTAAATAATTATTTTTTGTTATTCTGTATATAAAAGCCCTTAAAGCACTATCTTTTTTATCTCTGGCTTTTTCTCTCCAAAGGTTTTTTAATGCCTCCAGCTGGGAAGAAGAAGCACTGTTTTTGTTTATTACAGGCAACGCTTTTATTTTGTCATTCATCCAGTCACAAAACGAGATAAGTTGTTCTATATTCATGTCTGTACTTGAATCTGCTCCAAAATGTTTTTTTATAAGATCACGATAAACATCTCTGTTGTCTTTATAGAATTCTTTATATTTTTTAGAAAGATGAATTTTTTGTATTAGCTTCTTTTTAAATGCTTTTTGCTTTGCGGTCAAAAGTTCTCCTTTTTTTTGTATATTACAACATAAAGACAACAAACAAAGCCCTAAAAAACGTTATGTTGTCAATGTTGTCATAGTTGTCTATTTTTTTTGGCTTCATGTATAAATATTGTTTTGTATTAGTTTTCTACAACATAGACAACCTTGACAACATGCCCATTTTAAGGGCTTTGTATGTTGTCAAATAGTTGTATAGTATGTTGATTTACCTCTTTTTTCTGCTTCCCAAAAGACAGACGTGTACTTTTCTAATTGTTTTCTTGCTGTTTTGTTATCCTTTCTAAAACCAATACTTTCTAAAAAAGATGTTTGATTTATTCCTCCTTCGTTTTCTTTTAATACTTTTTGTGCTTTATTTATAAACTCTCTGTCCTCTTCTGTCATCGTCGATAAAACTGGATCAAGATCCCCTAAATCAAGTGTCTCAAGACTTACGGTAAAAGCACACTCTGCTACACTGTCCCGATCATTTGTAACTTTTAATAAATAATGCAGTTTTCCTGGTGTTTTCCCACTTTGCATCAACTCAAAGGCATTATCAGTGCTTTTCGTAAATTCACCGCTACCATCAATAACTCTTCCGCTTTTTGAAGTATGATGAATTAAAATAACAGTGCCTCCTGCTTCGCGGATATTTTTCATGATCTGCATAAATCTTTTAGCATGTAAGTCATTATGAATATTGTCCACAAAATCTCTGGTGCTATCATATATAAAAAGACAGTCTTTGAAGTTTTGCCCATAAGCTTCTTTATTTATATCCTCTATGAACCCCACAGAGTCTGTATCTATTTTACCTTTATGAAAGTATCTGAATCTATCATCTTGCAGCAGTTCTTTATCTACATTTCTCTCCTTTAGCTGTCTCTTCCCATTATCAAAATCACAATAAAAAATAGCTCTTATTGTTTTGTCTTGTAAAACTTTTTTAGCTACAGCATAAGTGAACCATGTTTTTCCCTGACTTGGTTTGCTGTACCACATAGTTATAGAGTTTTTGACTAATAAATCCTGTATTAAAAACTCTGTTTTTTCGTCATTAAGATCCTCTATCTTAAGTGACCTGTTTACCTCAAAATCAAACACTCCTCCTCTTTTGATTTCTGTCATTCTACCCCCATTTTCATTTTGATTTTTGATATTATCTTTTTAAGTGGTGGTGGCTTCCTGTCTGGATATTTTTGACCATCTTTGATGCCTTTTAGATACATTTGTGCAGCCTGATTTATACATTTTTCATAAGATGGTGCCTGGACTCTGTTTGGCTTTGTGATGTTTGCCATCTCTTTTAGTTTAATGATAACCTTTGGTGCAACACTGGAAGTGATATCCCCCACCTCGAAGCATCCAAAACACTGCTGTAACCAGGAGGAAAAAACCAAAAAAGCTTCTTGCTCTATATCCCCGTTAAAAACTATTTTTCCAAGTTTTTTGATCTCTTCACACTGATCTTGCGTTGCGTAACTTTTCATTAAACCTCCTTTGCTGCTGAAACTCATCGTCAAATATATCCCAGATGCAATTCATAGTCGGCTGTTCAGTTTTTTCTGGCAATATGATCTGTGGCATTTTGTTTTGTTTTTTGAGCTTGTCTCTCCTCTTTTTGTCTTCTTTTGGCGTTCTGGTTTTTACCCCATATTCTCTAAGCCTTGAGATTATGGTAGTAATGGAAACGTTATATGTTTTAGCAAGCTCTTGTGCTGATTTTTCTTCGCTAAGATATAGTCTTTGCAACTCATTTTTATCAATATGTATTCTCACCATGTTTTTCCTTTTTTTTTAAATATATTCTTTATTGTCCTCACCGTGGTGAGGACTGTAAAAACTACTCCGTTCGCTGAAAGTGAGGAAAGTCTTTGAAGTTTCTAAAATGACCTCCCCATTTGTTTTTAGGACTTAGGCTTTCCCAATACTCTCCTAAAAAAGCAAA